ATGTGGCTCGACTCACTGAAGGCGGCGGGCTACTCCCCCAACACGCTCAACACACGGCGCTGCCAGATGAGCGCGCTGTCGCGGGCGCTCGAAGGCGATCCGAGGGACGTGGAGGGCGACGACCTGCTCGCCCACTTCGTCGGCAAGGAATGGAAGCCGGAGACGCGCAAGGGCGCGAAGAACGCCTGCGTCAGCTATTTCCGATGGCTCCGTGTCAGCGGTCGCGCCGACAGCGACCCGAGCGAGTTCCTGCCGACCGTCAAGCGACCAGAGCCGCATCCCCGCCCGTGCCCCGATGTGGTCATCCTCGCCGCCCTGAGCAAGGCCACGGAAGGCGAACGGCTCATGCTTCGGCTGGGCGCGGAGTGTGGGTTGCGGCGTTTCGAGATCGCGAAGGTGCACAGCCGCGACGTCATGCGCGACCTCGTGGGCTGGAGCCTCGCGGTCGTGGGCAAGGGCGACAAGCAGCGCATCGTGCCGATCGGCGACGACCTCGCCCTGCTGATCCGGTCCGCCCACGGCTACTGTTTCCCAGGACGGTGGAGCGGGCACGTCGAGTCGAGCTACATCGGCCGGCACCTGAGCGACCTGCTTGGCGACGGATGGACGGCCCACAGCCTGCGCCACAGGTACGCGACCACGACCTACGCCGCCACGCACGACCTGCTGCTCGTCTCCAAGCTCTTGGGACACGCATCGGTCGAGACCACGCAGCGCTATATCGCCATGCCCGACGACCGCCTGCGCGCCGCAGTGGAAGCCACGCGCCTCGCCGCATGATGTTGTATTGATGTCATATTGATGTATAATAGATGTTATTAGGAGGTTTGATGGAGTTTGAATACGATCCGGCGAAGAGCGCGAAGAACCTCGCCAAGCACGGCATCGACTTCGAGGCGGCCCAGCGCATGTGGGACAACTCGAAGACGGTTACGCTGACCGCTCCCAATCCCGGCAACGACGACGTGCGCTACATCGTGCTCGGCATGATCGACGGCAAGCACTGGACGGCGATCACCACCAAGCGCGGCAAACGCATCCGCATCATATCCGTGCGCAGATCACGCAAGAACGAGGAGGCATACTATGACAGCCAAGACTAAGCCCGACGCCAAGGCGATCACCAGCGACCAGCTCGAGGAGATGTTCGACAACGGCGACGACATCCTCGACTACGTGGACATGAGCAATCCCGTGGTCGAGCATCATCCCCCGCTGGAGAAGCGCATCACGCTCACGATGCCCGCATGGATGGTCGGCGAACTGGACGAGGAAGCCGCCGATCTGGCGATCAGCCGCAACGCCGTCGTCAACACATGGATCGCCGACCGCCTGCGCACCATGCGACGCCGCGAGGTCGTCCACGCCTGACACATATACGACGAAAAGCCCCCGAACCATACCGTGAGTGCGGTAGGTTCGGGGGCTTCTTGTTATTCGGCCTTGGATGCGCGGGCCTTGAGGGTGCTTGCGCCGATGACGACGCCGATGGTCAGGGCGACGGCGTTGATGGTCGTCGCGGCCTGATCGGCCCACGTCCAGCCCCATACGGGGCCGAGAGTCTGCACGAGCACGCCGATGGCCGGCAGCACGATCAGCGCGAGCCATTTGAGCACGTCATAGACGCGGCTCGGCAGCAGCCAATCGGGCACGGTCGGCTCCGTACCGGCGGTCTTGGGTTCGGTGTTTTCGTCGGTCATATTGTCCTCGATTCTGCAGTTGGAACCTAGGAACCTCGCCCGGTGTCGGGTTCACGGTTCCTAGGTCGGGTTCGGGTCGGCGCTCAGTAGTGCAGCACTTCGCCGGGATAGATCACGTTGGGGTTGCCGCTGCGATACCCGGTGAGCTGCGTGTAGCCGATGCCGAGGCGTGCCGCGATGTCGCTGAGCGTGTCGCCCGCGCGGACGGTCACGGTACGGGATGCCGGCGGCGCGTTGCCGCCGGTGGCGACGCTGCCGCCGCCGTTGTAGGTGACGACCTGACCGGGCCAGATGCGGTTGATGTTGCCGCTGGGCACGCTCCACCTGGACAGCGGCCACAGGCCGGTACGCGAGGCGATGCCGCTCATGGTGTCACCAGAGCGGACGGTCACGCGGGTCGTGTTGGCCTGCGTGGTCTGCTGCGGCGCGACGGTCGCGACACCGGCGAGGCGTTGGTTGACGATCGCCATTACCCTGTCGTAGTTCGCGCCGAGCGCGTCGCGCCGCTGCTGGCCGTTGCCGTAGTCGCCACGGATCGTGGCGGTGGCGAGGGCCTGTAGGTCGACGGTCTGGGTCGGCGGCCTCTCGGTCTGCGGCGGAGTGGCCGGCTTGGCTGCGCCTGCGGGGTTGGCGTAGGCCTGCCACTGGCCGGCGTCGCCTCGGAAGTAGTTGAGGTCGAGCGGCCCGTTGTAGCCGTTGACCCAACCGTTGGAGGTGTACTGGCGCATGGCCTCGCCGTAGATCGAGTAGTTCCACGGTCGGCTCTGGTAGCCGGTCGGCGCGTTGCTGGCGTACTGGGCAACCCAGAGTCCGCAGTTGGCTCTCACGTCGGACGGGATTTGCCTGATGGCGCTGGCCTGCACGTACACCATCGGCCACACGCCGGTGAGCGTGTGCACGCGCTGCACGAACCGGCGCACCCAGTCGCCGTTGCCCCACTGGGCGTTCTGATAACTTTCCCAGTCGAGCACGAGCACGGCCCGGCCGACGTAGTCCCTCGCCTTGGCGACGAAGTAGTCGGCCTCGCTCGCGGCGTTGTTGCCGCCGGCGTAATGATACAGGCCGAGGCTCTTGCCCCGGTCCGTCACGCACCTGGCCTGCGTGCGCCAACTGGAGTTCTCGAAGCCGACGCCCTGGCTGACCTTGACGACGGCGAAGTCGTACTGCGCGGTGCAGGTCACGTTCGAGGCCTGCCAGCCGGACACGTCGATGCCGACCATGTCGGCCATGGCGATCGCCGGCGTACACGCGAGCAGCACGGCGAACAGCGCCGCGATGAGGGCCTGTAGCGGCTTGCTTTTGTTCTTGAATCTGCCCATTCGTTTTCCTTCCTATGTGGTGGGCATGAAAATAGCCCCCGCCGGGATCGGCGAGGGCTAAGCCTGTGGTTTTCTCGGGGCTATCGGCGCGTCCTGTATGTCCTGGTTGACCTGGGTGCCGTGCCCGTTGCCGCCGAGGCTGTGGTAGCTGTCGTAGACGAGCTGCGCGGTCTGTTTGGCGGTGTTGTCGGCGATGCCGTCGTTGGCGACCATTTCGCGCTGCATCTGTTCGAGCTTGCACAGCAGGAGCACGCGCACGCCGGTCTGCATGGCGTCGGATTTGCGTCGGTAGCCGCGCCACCATCCGAGCATGTATCCGCCCAGGGCGGTGATGATGCCGGTGGCGGCCCAGACGGTGAGCTGCTGGGCTATGGGGTTCACTCTCCGCTCCCCTCGTCGAGGCCGGCGATGTATGCCCGTACGGCTTCGCGGCCCGCTGCGGGCACGTCGTCGATGGTCTTGCGGCCGGCGATGACGAGGCGCGCGTAGACGCGGATCATGGCTTTGCTCATGCTTCACCCCCTGACAGGAGCTGGTAGATTTCAGCCAATGCCTCGTCCTGATCGAGGCTTGACGCCTCCAAGCCGGCGAGGCGCTGACTGTCCGATTTGGACGCCTGCAAACAGTCGAGCCAGATGCTGTCGGCCTGTTCGATGGCCTCCTGTTCGGTCAGGTCGCGCACGGTATAGGCTTCGTCGGCGGTGTATTCCGTCCACGTGGTATCGCCGTCCTCGTGCATGACGGTGGTGATGTTGCGGCGGATGCGGATGTCCGCGAGGCCGTCGCCGCGCGGGTAGTAGCTGACCTCTTCGAGGGGTTCGGTGCTGGATACGGTCTGGAGCATGGTTTTTCCTTCCTGTGTTGGGTGGATAAATACCGGGTTGCGCGGCGCATGGTGTGGTCGATGCGGTGGCGTCGCCGGTATCGGATGCTGTCGCTGTTGCGCAGGTACCCGTAGTAGGAGCAGCAGCGCCGCGCGAGCCGTTCGGTCATGGGCCGGCGTCTGGCGCGGCTGAAGGTGCGGCGGGCGCGGAGGAACACGCCGCTGCGGATGTTGACGCGCCCGTGGGGCCGGAACGTGTAGCCGACCATGTCGATGGGTTCGAGGTCGAGGCGTTTGCAGTTCCATTCCTCGTGCACGTCGAGTTTGAGCCGGTCTTTGAGGTAGCGGACGGTGCGGCGGGCTGCGATCTTCAGATCTCGTTTGGAGGTGCCGATGAGCAGCAGGTCGTCCATGTACCACAGTTGGTGCGTGATGAGCCGGCGGCGGGTGATCTCGCCGGTGCGCCGGCTGGTGCGTTCGATGGTCATGGCCGGCGATTCGATCCAGTGGTAGGCGTGGCTCAGGTAGTAGTTGGCGAGCCATTGGCTGAGGTAGCTGCCGATGTTGAGGCCGTTGTCGCCTTGGTACCGGTCGATGAGGTGGAACACGAGGCGCAATAGGATTGGGTCGCCGACGTCGCGCGTGAGCATCGCCTTCAGGGTGGTGCGGTCGATGCTGGGATAGTATTTGCGCACGTCGAGCTTCACGAACCATTTGCTGGATCGTTCGCGTGTCCATCGTTTGATCGCGCGGCGGGCGTCGATGGTGCCGCGATTGGGGATGCTGGCGGTCTGCCATCGTCCCACCTTCGCGTCGAACAATGGCTGGAGGGCCATGACGGCCACATGGTCGTATATCTGGTGCCTGACCGTTTCGCGGCCGATGACACGGTGCTTGCCGCTGATCGGTTCGATGCGGTTGAAGTACGTGATCCGGGTGTCGCGGTATCGGCCTTCGCGTATCTCGTCGGCGATCCGTTCGGCGAGCAGGTCGAGGTCTGGGTGGGTTTCGAGGAAGCGGGTCACGTCGCGGCGGGATCGTTTGCCCTTGAGGTAGTGGTCGATCGCCCTGCGGACGAATGCGGGGGTTTCGCAACGGGTGTGCTTGCAATGGGTTTTCAGAGCGTTTCCTATCTGGACTATGCCGGCTGCCGACGGTGCTGGATGGGTTCGGGTCTACTGGCCGGGTGCTCGGTTTGATTTTCGGCTGGGCCGTGGCTTGCCCTCTCACTGGCTGGCGTGGAGGGTAGTTGTGGCGTAATGATCGTGTTGACAGGATTGACCGGATATGCGGCCCCCGATGTTCCACCTGCGATTCGCGAGGTCGTTCCTGAGGTTCGCGGCGAAAGCGCCGTACTGCACCCCATCCCTGAGGTTGCCGAAGCGCTGCACCACGCACTGGGACGTCGGAGGCGTACCGCCACAAATCCCAAAAGGCTGCGAAACGTCATGAGGGGGCTTTCGCCCCCTCGCTGCGCTTCACCCCCATCGCACTGCGGCTACGCCTTCGTGCGACCGAGCGCAGAAAGGCGGCCCCCGACGTACCACCAGCGATCCGCGAGGGCGGACCAGAGGGTCGCGGCGAAAGCGCCGCACCGCACCCCATCCCAGAGGAAGCCGAAGCGCCGCACCTGACGGAGGCCTTGGGATGTGAGCGGGTTGGCCCCGATGGCGTCGCACATGCCTGTGGTGCTCGTCGCGGTCAGGCCCGTGGGGATGATGACGCCGTTGGACAAAGTGAAGTCCTCGGCGTATCGCCATAAGTTGTCCGTGGTCTTGTCGCGTGCGGCGAATTCGCCGATCTTGGTGTAGTTCGCCGTCGAGGTTTTGGAGGCCTTGGTGATGTCGAACACGCGGTAGAGTTCGATGCGGCCGAGGTCGTCTCTGTCCTTGACGGCGTTGGCGACGAGGTCGGCGTCGCTTTCGTAGATGCCGTTGAACAGTTCGATGCCCTGTAGGCGGATGGGTTGGTGGTCGGCTGCGAACGCGGTGGATGGGCGGCCGTCGGTGCCGAGCAGCTTGTCGGTGGCCCCGGTCTTCCACGGCATGGTGTTGACGAAGCATGCGGTGGTCGTGGTGATGGCGTCGCCGTCGAGGTTGAGGGCGGTGTTGCCGGCGTCGAGGTTGGTCTTGCTCAGGATGGTGCGTGCCCGGGCGGCGCTGTAGTTGTCGGTGTTGTTGCGTTCCTTGTCGGTGCCGACGTTGACGGTGCTGCCGACGTCGAAGTTGTTGGCGGCGCTGGTGGCGATGATGACGCGCTTGACGCCGGTTTCGGCCTTGGTGACGGCGGTTTGCTGCGTGTACTGCCAGCAGCCGCCGAGCACGTCCGAGTTTTTGGTGGCGTATTTGAGCATGAGCATGAGCTGGACGTAGAAGGTGTCGCCGGCGCAGCGGCCGGCGTAGCCCTTGCCCTTTTTGAGCGCGTAGTCGATGGCTCGGTTCTGGGAGCCGAATTCGCGGTCGATCTCCTTGCCGCTGACCGACAGGGGTCGCTGCTGGGAGTCGAGGGACGCGGCGTATTTCGCGAACAATAGGCATGGCCGTTTGCTGCCGTCGGGCAGCAGCACGCCGGGCAATGGCGCGTAGCCGTCGTACTGGGTGTCGCTGTAGAGGAATTCGTTGTGGGTGCTGGTGCTGTCGAGCTTGTAGTAGCCGGGGCATGTCATGACGTACACGTCGCCGTTCGATCCGTCGCGTTTGAAGCGGGTGTCGATGCCGTCGATGGCGGTGACGTGGGGTATGCCGTCGTCGTCCACGGTGGCGTTGACGTCCCACGTGCGGAAGGCGTTCAGGGCGCTGTAGTCGTCTCTGCCGGCCTTGTCGTTGGTGCTGATCTCGATGGTCAGGTTGGCGTTGTCGCGGGTCTTCACGCCGGTTGGCGTGTTGCTGTACGTGTATTTGGGGAATTTCACGCCGTACACCTTGCCGTCCTTGTGGGCGGTGAAGTAGCTGGCGAGGTTGCCGTATTCGCCCTTGGTGCTGTCGTACTCGAAGCGCACGCCCTTGGCGGCGGTGGCGTGCACCTTGGCGATGAGCTGGGCGGTGTCGGCGAGGGTCATGACCTTCTGCGTGTTCGCCATGATGGCTCCTTCCTGTTTATCGGTTGATGATGTCGAGCGCCCAGTCGATGTCGGACTGGGTGAGCGGCGGGATCGTTTCGGCGTCGGACAATGCCGGCGCGATCACGGTGTCGTACTGGGCGTCGATGTCGGCTTGGGTCGCGAAGACCACGCCGGCGGCCGCGCTGGCGGCGATCTTGGCCTTGCAGTCGTCGGAGAGCTGCCGGTATTCGATCACGCTGGTGCGTGCCGCGTTGGCGGCGTCCCTGGCCTCGCCGGCCGCGCTGACCGCGTTCCTGACGGCCTTGTTCGCGTCGTCGATGAGCTGTTCGAGGACGTTCATCTGATCCTGCGCGTCGGGCGCGGTCGCGTCGAACACGGCTCGTTCGACGATGCCGTGGAAGTTGCGCGAACAGGTTCGCGTGCCGTTGACGCTGACCTCGATGCCCATGAGGATCGCGCCGGCGTGCTGCAACGCCTTGCGCGGCACGGCGACGCGGTACGTGGCCGTGGGGGTGCCGAACACTGCCGGCATGCTCACGCGGTCGCCCAGCCCGCTGCCGGGACTGGTGTTGTAGGCGAGCGCGACGGTGATGCCGGTGGTGTCGGTGATGGGGGTGCCGTTGTCGGTGAGTTCGACGGTGATGGTGCGGCCGTTGATGTCGCCGGCGTTGAGGCGTATGTCTGCGATGTAGCCGTTGGCTAGGTCGAGTTGGATGGGTTCGCCTGCGGCTTCGCGGAAGCTGTCAAGCGTTGCCATTGTCGTCGTCCTTGTTGAGTTGGTCGGTGAGGCGTTGGTTTTCCTTGGCGAGTATGTCGATCTGGGCTTGCAGTGCGGCGATCTGTATGGTGCTGTCGGCGAGCATTTCGCGGAGTTTGCCGATCATGGCCGGGTAGAGGTTTTTGTCGTCCATCAGTCGTGGTCCTTTCCGTCGTTGGTTTGGGTGAGTGATTCGATGAATCGGTCGGTGGCGTCGTTGATGTCGTCGGCGTGGTCGGCGAGGAGGTTGCCGAGTTCCGTTGGTTCGATGCCGGCGGGCAGCGCGATGGTGGTCGGGGCGTCGGTTTCGTCTTCGGCGGATGGGTTGGTGGTTGCCGTGTCCGGCAGGAGCGGGAGGCCGAGCAGGCCGCGTGTTTTGTTGCGGCCGGCGGTGAGCGGATCGTCGGGTGTGTTGTCGGCGGGCGCGGTGGTGGTGTTGATGGCGTTTTCGATGGCGTTGTAGGCGCTTGTCCATGCGGTTTCGCCGGTTTGGGGGTCTGGGTCTGGTTCGCCGTGGTCTCGGACGTGGAGGATGGCGGCTACGGCTTCGGTGTCGGTTTCGATGCCGAGGAGTGTGCGCCATGATGCGATTGCGGCGAGTGGTATGGCGTCGTGGCGCATGTCGGGTGTGGGTGGCGTGGTGGCGATGGTGGTCATGCCGTCGGTGACTGCGGCTGGCGGGGTGGTGTCGGCGGTGAGTGGTCGGTCTATGAGGAGGGTGGGTTGGCCGTTGATGGTGGTGATTTGCATGGTGTCTCCTATTTTTTGAGGAATCCGATGGTGTTGAGGTGGTAGGTTTTGGTGCCGTTGAATAGGTTGCTGTTGTTTACGTTGATGGAGAGGTTGGAGACGACGCCGGTGCTGGTGTTGTAGTTCCAGTGTGAGTTGACGTCGGTGACGACCTGCTTCGGCCCGGTGGATACCCATATGATCCATCCGCTTGCCGTGCAGTCGGATACGGTGCTCCATATCAGCGCCCAGTCGTCGCCTCGGTGGTCGACGGTGGCGAACGCCTTGTATGAGCCGTATTTCGCGGGATTGGAGGATGTGAGGGTGTATTGCGTGTATTTCATGGCTCCGATGTTTTGGCCTTCCCACCACGCGGTTTGGAAGGTGGAGCGCCCGCCGGAGAAGCCGCCGAGGAAGCCTCCCATGTACAGGTATCCGCTGTCGATGTCGGCTTGGATTCCGACCAGGCCATTGGGGTCTCGCGCTGCGAGCGTGGCGGTCGTGTCCCCGGTCTTGGGAGACCACAGACTTAGGTAGGCACGCCTACTGCTGGGATCGGTCGAGTCATAGTCCTTTTCTGCGGCGAGAAACACGGTGCCGACCTTGGTGGTGTTGTCGTCGGCCTTGCGTTCGCCGATTCTGGCGAACGCGCCGGGGTCGTGCTCCGCGCGCCGCCCGCCGTTGAACGTGAGCGCGCTGACTTCGCCCTCCTGCTGCGTGGTGGACTCGACCGCGATGTACGGGTGCTGGTACGAGCCGCTTCCGTGGTAGAACTGGATGCCTGCGCCTTCTAAGGAGTCCGTGCCGGAGATTTCGGTCTGTTTGAAACTCGGGCTGATTTGCACCCTGTTGCCGGTTCGGGCGGTTCGGAAGGTGCCGGTCAGGAGGTTGTTGGCACCGTTCCCGTCGAGGTGGACGGTTTCGTTGCCGTTGTCGTCGGTCATGGCGAACTGGCCGGTGTCGAGGTTCCAGTAGGAGCGTTTGCCGGTGATGACGCCGGTCTTCATATAGGTGGCGTTGATGTACAGCAGGCCGTTGGACAGGTAGAGGCCTTGTTTTTGGCCGTTGTTGGTGAGCTTGTTGAAGATGTAGGTCTGGGTCAGTTCCCCTTCGAAGGTGTCCACGTAGCTGCGGGCGGCGGTCTCGTCGGTGCATTGCAGGCCGGTCCAGTACCAGTCGGCGTCGGATGCGGTGGCGGTGTTGCGATCGACCTGCATCCACAGGCGTGCGGTTTTGGCGTTGGATGGCACGGCGTAGCTGCCGGACACGTATGTCCAGCCGTTCGCGTTGGCGGCGGATTGGGCGATGGTCTGCCAGTGGTTGCCGTTGCCGGTGTCCGTCCAGTGGATGCCGAAGCTGCTGGTGACATTGCCGGCCTTGCGGTATGCCCAGCCGGACAGGCGGAACGTGTGGCCCCGGAACGTGTCGAGCGGCCATCCGAAGTACGTGTCTCGCACGTTGCCCAGGTGGATCGCGCTCGTGATGCCCTCGGGGTGTGTGGCGGGCATTGTCTTGGTGAGTTTGCTCGCGCCGAGCTTGTCGAGGTCGTGGTCGGGGTTGCCGTTCGGGTTGCGCACGAGGTTGCTGCCGTAGGCCATGATCGCCTCGGCGTAGGTCTTCGCGTCGGACACCGCGCCGTCGGCGTACTGCTGCGCGGTCTTGCCGCCGATGGTGCTGCGGGCGGACAGGCTGAATTCGCCGGTGTCCATGTCCCAATAGTTCAGGCCGGCGGCGTCGGAGAGTCGGCCGGTGAAGAGGGTGTCGGCGAAGATGCCCTTGCCGTTGGCGAGCGATCGGAAGTCCCAGTCCCCGTTCGGTTTTTTGTGGTCGGCGATGCGCCAGTAGCCGCCGCCGATGTGGATGCATTGGGTGGGGTTCTGGTCTTCGGGCTTGTCGTACACGTAGATGCCTTGGCCGGGTTTGAGGTACGTGTATCCGCCGGTGGCGTTCATGATCTGGTTGATCCGGTCGATGAGGTCCTTCATGTACGGGCCGGTGCCGCCGGCGGCGCTGTTCCATGCGCCGGAGTTGGAGACGAGCTTGTCGAGGGCCTGCTGTTGGGCGGCGAGGCGCTGCGTGTAGGATTGCCGGATGTTGCCGAGGGTGATCTTGGTGTCGGCGAGGCCGCCGGCAAGGTCTTCCTCGATCTGGAGGATGCGGCCTTCGAGGCGCAATGGTGCGGCGAAGCTGGTGTCGATGATCTGCACGCTGTCGCCGACGTCCGTGCCTTCCGCGCTGAGGCCGGCTTGTCCGAGGGCGGTCACGTCGGCCGTGTAGGAGACGACGGGCGTGGTGCGGGTCTTGAGCGCCGCTTTGGTGAGGTTTAGGAGTTCCTTGGGGTCTTCGCAGTCGGGGAAGTCCGCGCTTGCTTCGCTGTGGTGTTTGGTGCCGTCGGGGCCGGGTATGCCCCAGTTGGCGAGCGCTTGGTCGTCTTGGACGTAGGGTTTGCCGTTGTTGACGTCGGCGAAGCTGATTTTGCGGCTGTATCCTCCGGTGGCTTCGCCTTCCTCGTTGGTTTGTTCGATGCCTTTGCCCCAGCCGTAGAGGCGGGTGATGACGTCGCCGCTGTCGATGTCTCGTTTGATTTGGGTGAGGTCTTTGCCGTATTCGAAGCGTTTCGTGGTGTTGGCGGAGCCTCGGTGTTCGAGCAGGTGGATGATGCGTTGGCCGATCTGGTTGCCGGTCGGGTCGGGCTGGTATTCGGTCTGGACTTCGAGCCCGTAGGTGTCGGCGGTCTTCTGGACGGCTTCGAGTACGGTGCAGTGGTAGAAGCTGAGGTCGGCGGTGCCGGTGAGGGTGCCGGTCTCGACGGTGCCGACCGCCCACCGGGTGCCTTCCAATGCCTTGGCGAGGCAGGCTTTGGCGTTCGCGTTGCGGTTGCGTTTGTCCTCGATATAGGTGCGGGACAGTTCGGCGATGCTGCCGGTGCAGTAGGCGACGGTGACGGGCATGCCTGCGGCGCGGGCGGTCTGGGTGGACTGGCACAGGTATTCCGCCCAACGGCCCATCGAGTCCTTGAACACGATGCGTTCGTCCTTGTTGATCTCGCCGATGGTGGTGATGTCGAGGGTGTCGGTGCCGTCGGTGGCTCTGGTGCGGATGGCTTTGATGGCGTATGGGAGGTCGCCGAGCGGGTTGCCCCAGCGGTCGAAGATCATGTAACGCATGGTCGTGTCTCCTAGATGAGGGTGAGCGGCCGGTAGGTGAGGATGCCGGCGCAGCCGGTGAGGGCGAGCGTGTGCACGCCGGGCGGCAGGGGGAAGTAGTCGGATTCGAGGGTCGGAGCCATGAGGTTGCCGTTGACGCGCAGCTCCCGGTGGTCGGGGTCGGTGATGATGCTGATTCGTCCGGTGATGGCGGTGGTGGACGCGACGGCGAGGGTGTGGCCGTGCGCGTCCTTGATGCTGACGGTCTTGGCGTTGGCGGCGGGGGTGAGCGTCCATGTGGGCCAGCATGGCCGGTTGCCTTTGACGTGGATCGTGTTCGCGCCCGTTTTGAGCGCGATGGATCGGCCGCGGCCGATCAGGTAGGGGTGGGCGTCGATGCTCACGGTGACGAGCGTGGCGATCTGGCGGGGGCCGGCCCATTTGTCCGCCCATGCGCCGAGGCTCATGCGGCCTCGGTATTCGCCGGGCAGGCTGCGCCATGAGAGCGTGACGATGGTGCCGGCGAGGGCGGCGAGGCGGGTTTTGGCGGCGAGGATGTCGTCTTCGCCGCCGATCGCGTACAGGTTGAGCGTGATGGCGCGGTTGCCCATGTACGCGGCCCCGGTGGGGTCTTCGAGGGTGAGGTCGAGTTGTCCGTCGCGGCCGGGCATGTCCTGCGTGCTGGTTGTGGGCTTGGTGGCGTCGATGGTGATGCCGTCGGCGGCGAGGGAGAACATCATGCGCTCCAGCGGGACGCCGTTGAGCGTGGGGTCTTCGACATGCGGCAGGCGCATGCGTCGCTGGTAGAGCATGATGCTTTCCTCTCTGGTTTTAACGGCCTCTCATGGCGAGGCTGTTGAGTTCGTAGCTCATGGGTTTGGCGAGCTTGCCGGCCATGACCTCGCCGCCACGGTCGTTGAGGTTGAGCGTGATGCCGGCGGCGAGGGCCGCGTCGATCGCGTCGATGATGTCCTGTTTGGTGGCGTATTCGCCGGCCTGTTCGTCCATCGTGTACGCGATCCGGCCGCCGTTGACGGTGCCGTGGTATGCGAGCGGGGTTTCGAGTCGGCTGGTGTCGGTCTTGAGGCTGACGGTCGGGACCATGTCGGTCAGTCCGTCGATGCTGTCGGCGACGAGGCCGCTGGCCTTGTCGATGCCCTGGGCCATGCCGGCGGGTATCCATTTGCCGACCTCGTCCCTAAAGATGCGTGACGGGCTGTGGATGCCGAGCACGCTCTTGGCCCAGCCGACGAGGCTGCTGCCGAGGTTGCTGATCGTGTTCCTGACCCATTGGAACGCGCCGCCGATGCCGTTGATGAGGCCGCTGATGACCTGACGACCCGTGTCGTACAGCCATTGGCCGGCGCCGCCGACCGCGCCGAGCACGGTGCTTTTGATGCGGCCGACGGTGTTGCTCACGTTCTGGATGCCGTTGGACACGGCCGACGTGATCCCGTGCCAGATGTTTCCAAGGAACGAGCTGACGCTGTTCCATACGCTCGTCCATACGCCGCTGATGGCGTTCAGGACGGTCGAGATGGTGTTGCGCACATTCTGGATGTATGTGGACACCACGCCGCTGATCGCGTTCCAGATGGTGGACGCGACGGACTTGACCGCGTTCCAGATGCTCGTCCACACGCCGGCGATCGCGTTGAGGACGCTGCCGATCGTGTTCCTGATGCCGTTGATGATCGGCGTGAAGAACGCGACGATCTTGTTCCATACGTCGGTGAAGAACGTGCTGATGGCGGTCCATACGGTGGTCCAGACGGTCTTGATTGCGTCGAGGGTGTTCGACAGGAACGCTTTGATGCCGTCCCATGTGGCCGTGAAGAACGATTTGATTGCGTCCCATGCGCCTTGCCAGTCTCCCTTGAGGAGGCTGAGGAACACGACGATGACGGTGTGGATCGCGTTCACCACGGTCGAGATGTAGCCGCTGATAAGCGTGAAGATCGTGTTGACGACGTTGTAGATCGCCGTCCAGATGGTGCTCCATACGGTGTTCGTGCTGTTCATCTGCTGGGTGATGAACGAGAGTATCCAGCCGAACACGGTGTTGATGCCGTTCCGGATCGCCTGCAAGGGTGCGACGATGAGCGCGCCGATCACGGTGAACACGTTGACGATGAAGTCGCGTATCCCGTTGAATATCGTCGTGGCGGTCGTGCTGATGCCGGTCCACACGCCGGACAGGAACGTGGTGATCGACGTCCATGCGCCGGTGACGCCGCCGCTGATCGTCTGCCATAGGCCCGTGAAGAAGCCGGCGATGCCGTTCCATGCGGATTGCACGCCGCCGGTGATCGTCGCCCATAGGTTGGCGAGGAATTCGCCGAGCCCGTTCCATATCGCCTTGGCGCCCTCCACGAGCGCGGCCCATGTCTCGGACAGCCATGAGGTGAACGCGGCCCATGCCTTGCGGCCTACCTCGGTCTGGGTGAAGAACCAGACGAGCGCGGCCACGACGGCCGCGACGGCGACGACGATCGCGCCGATGGGGTTGGCGGCTATGACGGCATTGAACGCGCCCTGCACGGCGGTCGCCATCTTCGTGGCCGTGCTCCATGCGGTCTGTGCGGTCTTGACGAGGCTCAGCCCTCCGGCCATCTGCTTGAGCATGGCGACCGGGCCGCCCAGGTCCGTCATGAGCATGATGCCGTTGCTGATGCCCTTGGCGGCGGTCGTCACCGTGTTCATGGTTCCGGTTAGCGCCTGTAGACCGCTGTTGAGCGCCTGATAGCCCTTGACCGCGGCGAACGCGGTGCCGATGCCGATGATGGCAGCGCGCACGATGTCGCCGTGTTCGCTGGCCCATTCGCCGACCGATTGCAGTGTGCCGGCAAGCGCTTTGACGATCGGGGTGGCGACCTTGAAGGCGTCTCCGACGAGTTTGCCCGCGGCGGCGGCCGCGCCGCCGTTTTCGCCGATTTCGAGGAGGCCGGTCGCGGCGTCCTGTAGGCCTTGGAATAGTTGGGTCAGGCCTTGCCAGAGTTCGCCGAGCGCGGCGAGGAATGCCTGCACGCCGCCGGTGTCGGCGAGTGTGCCGATGAAGATGCTCACGTTGCGGGTGAGTGCGATCCACCAGTTGACGAGCGCCGAGATGACGTTGTTCAGGCCGACGAGGAAGCTCTGCATGCCGCCGCCGTTGGTGATGACGTCGAGCAGGCTTTTGCCGAATGCGGCCACGTTCGCGCCGAGGCCGGTGAGGTACAGGCCGAGTTTGGCGAAGTCGCCTTGCCAGATCGAGACGAGCGGCTTGGCGGCCTGCGCGGCTTGGCCAAGCCAGTTCTTGACGCCCGTGACCATGTTGGCTGCGGCGTCGCCGATCTTGCCGAACTGCGAGCTGAAGTCGTTGATCGCGCCGGCGATGTTCTCCACGCCGATGGCCTCGATGACCTTCTGGACGGCTTTGGCCACACGGTTGCGGACGTTCTCAAACGCCGTGCCGATGCCTTGGGTGGCGTCCCTGGCCTGCTGGGCGAAGCTCGCGTATTGGGCGAAGCCTTGTTTGTTGAGGCGCATGACGGTCTTGTTGAAGTCGTCGAAACTGTAGGTTCCGTCCTTCATGGCCTCGTACAGGTCGTTGGCGTTGTGGCCGGCTCCCATCATGGCCTCGGCGACCTGATTGAGCTGGCCGGGCATGGCGGCCTGTATGGATCGCCACGCCTGCATGTCCACCTTGCCGGCGGAGAGCATCTGCGTGTACTGGGTTAACGCGTTTTCCTGCTCGATCGTGCTCGCGCCGCCGGCGAGCATGGCGTTGTTGAACGCGAGCGCGATGTCGGTGGCCTCGTCGAGGTTCGAGGTCAATGGGGCGAGCTGCTGCACCATGCCGGTCATGGCCGAGCTGGTGGTGGGCAGGCCGTCGAGCGCTGCGCTGATCTTCTTGATGCTCGCCGCCGCGTCCTCGCTGGAGTACCCGAGGTTTTTCATGACCTTGGGGAAGTTGTTCATCTGGTCGGCTCGGCCGATGGCGCTGTTGAGGCTGGAGGCGACCACGCCGGCGACTTTGTTGAACACGCTCGCGGTGACGCCGGCGACGGCTCCGATCTTGGCGGAGAAGCCGGAGGTGAAGTTCTTGCCGGCCTGTGCGCCGCCTTTGTCTCCGGCTGAGCCGAAGGCGTCCTGTATGGCTCGGCCGACGCCGCTCATGGATGGGACGATCTGCACGTAGGCGTGTGCTAGTTCGACCATGTGCGCTCCCTTCGGTCAGGTTCGTGGCATGCGCAGGATGCGCAGCATGTTGTCGGGGTCGAGCTTCTGGACGTTGGCGGTCCTGGGGAAGCCGGGGCGTTCGATCGCGCCGCGCCATTCGCCTTGTTTGGCGGCTTTGGTCTTCGTCCATGCGATGAAGCCGGTGTTGTCGGCGATGGTGGCGAGCAGGTGTTTGGCGGTGCCCCATGTGGCGCGTTCGTCGATGCGCCCCCATGTGAGCGCGTCTTCGGGGAGGTTGGCGGCGAGGTCGGCGGCGCGACGCACCCTCACCGTGTGGCCGATCTCGTCCATGTCGAGCCCGTAGAAGCGTTGGAGGTCGGCCCGCAGGGCGTCGGGCGCGGCCTCCATCATTTCCACGAGCGTCAGGAGTTTGGGTTGAGTGCTTCGATGAGCTGCTGGACGAATTCGCCGACCTTCTCGAAGGGGATGCGTCCGTTGTCGTCGCGCAGCGCCTTCTTCACGTTCATGTAGTCGTCGCCGCACAGCTTGCGCAGGAACGGCACGATCGTGAAGCCCCCGTCGTCGCTGTCGGCGGCGTGCTGGAGGTCGTAGAGGTATTCGACCATATCGAGGTCGTCGAGGATGGACGGGTCGATGGTCAGGGTCGCGCCCATGACCTCGATCCTGCGGGGCTTGTCCTTGGGCTGCTTGTGGTCCTGCGGCTTGGTTGTCATTGGTTGTCCTTTCACGGAAGTCGAAAAAAGCCGGCCGGAGGCGGTTCCGGTCGGCTTTGCTGTTTATCGGGGCGCGGGTCAGGCTGCGGCGTGGAGCGCCTGCTTGAGCGCCTTGGTGGCGTCCTTGGACAGCGGGGCGATGATCTCCTTGCTGGTGGCACCGTCGATGAGGTCGGACGGGTTGGCGCTGTAGGTGACGTCGTAGCCGATGACATCGGTGCTGGAGTAGGTGATGTCTCCGACCTCGCTGATGGTGGCGTCGGGGATGATGATGCGCTTGACGCGGTTGCCGGTCATGAGGATCTCGAAGACCCAGACGCAGGATTCGCCGTCGGGCATGGTGTGCAGGACGGTGAGTGTGTTCGCGTCGCCGTCTCCGGTGGCGGTGACGTTGTCGGAGCCGTAGCGTGCCTTGAGACTTTCGACGCGGGTCTCGATCATGATGAACTGGTAGGTTTCGGCGTAGCTGCTGATCTCGTTGATGACCTGCACGCCGCCCATGTCGTTGATGGTGGTGTTGTCGGTGTCGGTGGCGTTGGTGATGCCGTCCTCGCCGAGGAAGCCGACGCATTCGTATGCCGCCGCGAGCGCGGTGGTGGCGTCGGCGGGCAGTGCGGTGCCGGCGGGTGCGCGGTAGGCGACACCGGCGACCATCGGTTTGCCGAGGCTTACGTTCTTCTTGTTGTTCTTGGTTGCCATGTTGGTTCCTTCAGGTGGTTGTGGTGATTTCCGCAGTGATCTGGTAGCGGTGTTCGGTCGGAGGCCCGTTGAGGCTGGCGTCGGCGATGCTGTGTATCTCGACGTCGGCGATTTCGGGGAGCCGCCACATGTCGAGCAGCAGGTCGGCGACTTGTTCGGCCGTGTCTGCGGCCTGCGAGCGGGTGGGGGCGTTGACTTGGACGATGAGCATGGCGTCGTCCCTGTAGCGGGTCCTGACGCCGCCGGATCGCTGCACGGTGATGTATCGTTCGGGGCGCGGGTCTGGCGTGCTGCCGTGTGCCGTGTATCCGTCCGGCGGGTGTTGGTTGATCCATTGGATGGCGGTGGATGCGATGCTGGACATGCGGCGGCTCCTACATGGTGTGGAGGAGGGTGTTGTTTTCGGCGTTGTCGAAGCGGGCTTCGATGTTGCCGGTGTGGACGAGCGCGACGCTGCCATGTTCGCTGTCGGCGGCGGGCACCGCCTCGTATTCGGCCTTGCGGCGGCGTCTTGCCCCGTTCGCCCTTGCGGCCCATGCCCGCGCCTGTTCGTCGAGGACGGCCTTGACGGTCGGGTCTCGCCGGTAGGCGCGGAAGCCCTTGAGGTCGAGTTTGACGCGGGTTCGTGCCATGTTCACGCCTTCCTCGTGCTGGCCTGCACCCCGACGGGCCAGTATCCGGTCGGGGTGAGGTTGGTTCGTACCGGGTGCGGGTCGCCGTGCACCCAGTAATCGGTGCCGTCGATGGTGAGGCGGGCACCCCTGAGGCTTCGCCATGGCCATGAGCGTGGCAGGTACACGGTGATGGCCGTGTCCGTGCCTTGCGGGCGTTCGGCTTCGCCGGCGTTGACCTGCGTGCCGTCGGTGACGATCGCGTTGGCGATGGTCTCGGGCGGCAGGTCTATGAGCGTCTGTTCGTTCATCTCGTCGGGCAGCCGATAGGGTTCGCGGCGGGCGAGTCGGATGTCTACGCCTTGGATGCGTTTCATGGCTTGGCCCCTTCGAACGGGTCGTAGCTCCATGCCCGCTGGCATCCCACGCCGAGTTCCTTTTCCTCGCTGGGCCATAGGCGCATGTCGGCCCCCGTGTTCCCGAACGTGTAGCTCTGCGACACGGGGCCGACGGTCTCGCTCATGTTGGTGACGTTGCTGTTGAGGTCGCTTTCCTCGTTTTCGAGGGTGCGCCGGGCCACGGCGCAGCATATGCGGCGCAGCGTGGCCTCGGTGCATCTTCGGTGTCCGGGGTATCGGCGGATCAGGTCGCTGGCGTCCTCAAGGAGGACCTTGACGTGGTCCTCCTTGTCGGTGCCGGCGAACTTTCGCCCGTACCAGCGTTTTTCGAGGTCGGCGACGGTCGCGAACGGCTGCTGCTCGGTCTCGTCGCTCATGGTCAGGCACTCACGGTGACGGCGACGGTGGCGACCTTCGCGCCGTCCTTGGTGGTGGCGGTCACGTTGGCCGTGCCTGCGGTGACGCCGGTGACGACGCCGGTGAGCGGGTCTTTGGCGTCGGCTTTGACGGTGGCCGTCGCTGCGGCGCTGCTGGCCCATGTGACGGTCTTGTCGGTAGCGTCGAGCGGGATGATGCTCGCCTTGACGGTGTTGGTGGCTCCGACCTTGACGGCCATGGTCTTCTTGTCGAAGGTGACGCCCGCGACCTTGGTGGACGGTGTGTTGGCTCCGACGGTGAGGATGGCGTGCGCCTTCTCGTTGCCGTATTCGAGGCCGATCTCGCCGTAGAGCTGCACCTTGTCGGCGGCTCCGGTCTTGGCGAGAGGTTCGGCGAAGAAGTGGCCCTTGCCGGGGATTTCGAGGAAGCGGGGGGCGAGTTCCTCAAGGCTGAGGACGAGCAGCTTGTCCTTGGGCACGTAGGGGTCGAGCATGATGTTGAACCGGCCGAAGTCGGTTTCGATGGTCTGGAGGTTGACGCCGCCGACGTTGCGGGTTTCCTCGCGGTAGTTGCGGTCGGTGACGAACGCTCGGGTCAGGGCGCGCTTGAGAGTCGAGTTGACGACGATGGTGCGGGTCTCGGTCTCGCGGATGCCGCCGTTGTCCCATGCGAGCTGTGCGAGGTCGAGCACGTCGTCGGCGGTGAGCTGCGCGGCGGTGTGTTCGGTGCTGCGCGAGTTGGTGGTGATCGCCTCGATCAGGCCGCGCGTCTTGCGCGGCGTGGTGTTGTCGGTCGGGTTCCGGTAGGTGCCGGTGATGAACGAGGCTTCGACGTCGCGGCTGATCTGCTTGAGCTGCTGGGTGATCTGCCAGCCGAGCTCGTCGGCGGGGATGACGGTGCCGCCGACGCTGACGGTCGGCATGCCGTCGGTGGAGCGGTTGCCGGTGGCTCCCTGCTTCGTGTAGCTGATCTCCACGCTTTCCTGATGGATTTCGACCACGTTGTTGGCGTGGAAGCGCACGCGCTCCTCGCCGGCCGGGGCGTCCGCGCCTTCGAGGCGCTGCCGGTTGGCGTCGGGGTCTCGAAGGTCGTAGCCCTGCCATTCGAAGAGGGTGGCGGTGGTGGAGCGGCCGCCGGTCAGTCCGCCGATGGCGGATAGCAGCGGCGTGTCCTCGCGGCTGACGGCGAACAGTTCGCCGACGTAGTTGGGGAGGTTGTAGGTGGTTCCCTGACCGGTGATTCCGGGCATGATGGTTCCTTTCGGATCGGTTGGTTAGTTCTTGTCCGCGAGCAGCATGCTCTTGAGCGCGATGGCCTTGGCGGCGTCGCCGTTCTTCTCGGCGGCGTCGATGAGCTCGTAGATGGTCTTGCTGCCGGATGCGGCCGGCCGCGTCCCCTCGCTCGGCACTGTGACGGCCGGGGTTTCCGCCGCGGGCTTGGCCGCGCCGCCGATGAGCTTGGCGACCTTCGCGGCGGATGCGTTGACGGCCTCTTCGTCCGCGCCGGTCACGAGGTCGGCGTATTCGGCGGGGATGCCGTGCGCCATGCATGCGTCGGACACGAGCTTGCCGTGTTCGAGCTGCGCGATGCGTGCGGCCTGCTTCTGGTTCTGCTCGGTGAGCTTCTGCGTCTCGGTCTTGCTGGCCTCTTCGGCTTCGTCGTAGAGCTTGGCCTTGCGGCGCAGCTCGGCGATGTCGCCATGCTTGGCCCGTTCCCTCGCCAGACGGCGTTCCACGAGCTCGTTCACCTCGTCTTGGGTGAACGTGCGCTGCGGCTCGTCCTTGGTGGCTTCTCCCGCCTGTTCGGCGGTGTTCTCGGAGTCTCCGCCCGGCTCGCCTTCGGCGACGATCGTGCGGATGTGCTTCATCCATGACTTTCGAAACATGGTCGTTTCTCCTTGCCGGCTGTCCGGCCGTCGGTTGTTTGGTGTCCACGCAATGCGGTGCGAGTGCCGCCGCGATCCGGTTCCGGTCGCGGTAAATCTATGCGTTGTCGGTGTAGGCCCCCGGATTGAGCACGCGCATCCAGTGCGTCACCTGCGCGTCGGTGGCCCCGTAGCCGCCGGCCGCGTCCCACGCGGCCTTGTACCGCGAGTAGTAGAGGTCTGGGTCGTAGCCGGCGATGTGGGTGTCGTCCTTCTCCCATTCGGGCACGATCGAGCAGTCGCATTCGTCGTGCCAGTGGGCGAGCGCTCCGGCGGTTTCCTTGGAGTAGTAGACGAAGCCGCGCGAGCAGAGCATTTCGCACCACGCGCAGGTCTTCGCGCCGCTGGGGACTCTGGCCCATCTGGGTTTGAAGGGGTCGTGCTGGCAGTTGCGTGCGATGGTCTGGCGGCCGACGTATCTGATCCAGCGTTGCATCGCGCCCGTGAGGAAGTCGAACGCCTGCTGGGGGTTGCCGCTGATGATCATGGGGTAGGCCTTGGCGTCGATGCTGCCTTTGATGGCGTCGGGGCTGAAGCTGCCGTAGGTGAGGGCGTCGAACGCGGCTCCGGTGTTTTCGAGGCGGGTGGCTTCGTACCATTCGGCTGCGGCGGCTCCGGCGATGTCGCCGTATCTGGCGGCGAGCTGCGGGATCGCGTCGAGCAGCAGGTCGTGCTGCCATTCGGGCGTGAGCTCATTGAGCGTCGTCCACAGTTTGCGCATCTCCGCTATCGCCAGCCTGACCGCCTGCTGCTGCGTCAGGTTGAGCTGGTTGAGTTGTGTCCTGCTGACCATTCTCGGGTTCCTTCTGCGTCTGTTGCGAGGTGATGGCGGCGAGCATCTGCGTGGCGGTGGCGGTGGCTTGGTTGCGGCGCTTCTCGGCGAGCAGGCGGGTGATCTGCTCGTCGGTGAAGCCGGCCTCCTCCAGGGCGACGCTGGTGTCGGCGAGCCACGGGAACGCGCCGATGAGCTTGACGATCGCGTCGCCGCTGTCGATCACGCTGGGCAGCGCCGGGGACCGCCATCTGGCGGTGATGCCGGCCATTTCGTCGGTGATGTCGGCGGTGCGGTCGCGGATCATGATGATGTCCTGTGCGATTCGGCGCAGGGCGGCTCCGTAGACGCGGTTGGCTGCGGCGCAGTCGATGACGAGGTCTTTTTCGGCTGCGTGCATGGCTTCGGCACTGGATGGGTTGTCGGTGACGACGCCGAGGCTGGAGACGGGCACGGAGGTTTCGCCGGCGAAGCGGCTGGCGAGTTCGCGCATCTGTTCGACGTGGGGCTGGACGCTTTGTTGGCTGATCTGCTGGACGGTGGGCACGTCGCCGTTGTCGTCGCGGCTGATGGCGTTGATGCGGCCGATGATGAATTCCCATACGGGTATCGGGTTGCCTTTGTCGTCAAGGAAGCTGTCTTTGTCGGCTCCGAGCAGCAGCAGTTGCGGTGCGCTGTAGAATTCGGCGCTGACTTCGGTGCGCATGACGGTGCGCACGGCGTCGTCGGTGATGCTCATGACGGGTCGGCTGATGATGCTGCGGCCGAATGGACGGTCGATGTCGGGGCGGTACGGCAGCGCCTCCATCGGCACGCGACCGAGGTTGTGACTCCATACGTTGTCCACGACCCATTTGCCGGCGAGCTTGAGCGTGGTCACTTCCTTCGGCGTGTAGATGCTGTACATCGTCGGCATGGCGTAGTCGTCCACGTCCTTGACGACGAGGCCGGCCTTGAGGCTGCGGGTGCGGAAGTTCCACAGGCCGGCCGACCATTGCGCCGAGTAGGGCATGACGATCACCGGCGGTTCGCCGGCGTTCGGGTCTCCTGGCGAGACCGTCATGAACGCGACCGAGTGGGTCATGCTGCTGCGGATCGCCTGGGGCAGTTCGAGGCCGAACTGGTTCGCGGACAACACGGCGTCGAGGTCGAAGGGGTCGTCGTTCGCGCTGGGACTGACGAAGCCGTCGAACATGCAGCGTTCGGCGTGGGCCGCAACGGCCTTGGCGGGCCATCCCACAACCTCCTCGATGTGGCGCATGGCTGGCGGAATGGAGAAGCCGATGTGGTCGAGCCGGTGCTTGCCGTCCGCGTAGGCGCTGCGCAGCATGTTGCGGGCGCGTTTGCGGTTCCATACGGCGAACAGGGGAAACATGAGCCGTTCGGTCTCGGGGTCGAGGCCATCCACGCCGCTTGGCGGCGTGAACCATTGCGGTCCGCTGGAGAAGTCCGTGACCGGTGTGAGTCCGTTCATGCGAGTCGTACCATCCTTTGCTTGCGGTCGGGGTCGCGGCGGCTGGTCTTCTGGTTCCAGTAGGCGAGCGCTGCGGCTTCGAGGGGCATGACGTCGGTGTTTTGGTCGCCGGGCTCGTAGCCGTAGCCGTCGCCGATCTTGCGGTGTTTGGCGTGGGCTGCGGCGTCGTTGAGGCCGGGTTGGTCGAAGTGGGTGAGCCTGTGGTCGTTGATGGCCTGTTCGAACATGCTTACGGCGTCGGCGACTTGGCGGCTGGTCGGGGTGACGATGACGCGGCTGGAGACGCCTTGGTCCTTGAGCATCTGGACGAGGGTGGGGGCTCCGACGCGGCCGTCGATGACGATGCCGACGGTTTTGCGCCATCGTTGTTCGAGGAAGTCGGCGAGCCACATGACGCCGTTGCGCATGCTGCGCACGTCGATGAGTTCGATGTGCGGTTTGAGGTCGCTGCCCTTGGGCGGGCGGACGCAGGCGACGAGGCTTGCGGTGGCTCCGTCGGGGCTGAATTTGACGGCGAAGCTGTTGCGGCCTTCCTGACATGGGTGGTCGGTCTTGCATGCGGCCCAGTCGTCGGGGTTGATCTCGGTGGCGTTGGATTGGGATTCGTCCCACCATCCGAGGCGTTCGCGGGCGAAGCCTTCGGGGGTGAATTTGGAGACTTCGCTTTCGATGACGGTTTCGACGAGTCGGATGCCGAGGCTGGGGTTGGCCTGCGCCCAGCGGGTGCGGTCGTGGATGTCGCCGATCTCTTCGACGCCCCATTCGTACCAGCATGTGCGTTTCGGCTTCACGGTGCGGGCGGTGCGGCGGATGCGTTCGAACACGGTGCCGGGCGAGCTTGGCGGGGTCGGGGTTCCGGCGTAGATGGTCTGGGGGTTGCCGCTGGGTGCGGACGAGGTGGCGGGCTGTATGGCCTCCATCTGTTCGTCGGTGAGTTCCTGCGCCTCGTCGCATACGAGGATGTCCACGGTGAAGCCTCGGCCCGAGCTTTTGGAGCGGGCGATGAATTCGATGCTGCCGCCGTTGGTCAGTACGATGGCTTCCTGTCCGTTCGTGTTCCTGATGTAGTCCACCGCCGCCGCGAGTTCGGGGTATTGGCGGGCGTTCTCGAAGTAGTTCTTCATTCTCAGGAAGTGCTTGCGGCAGGTCTTGACCTCGTGGGCGGTGTGCAGGATTTTCAGGCCGAGTATGGCGGTGTCGTACAGTTCGAGGAATTCGATGACGCCGTTCTTGCCGTTCTGGCGCGGCACGCTTACGCCGCAGTCCCCGGCGGCCCATCGGCCGTCCTTGAGGGTGCCCATCCATCCGTCGAGGATGAGCCGCTGCCACGGGTCGGGCGGCATGCCGTAGCCTTCGGCGAGTGCGGCGGCGTCGGGCCCGTAGCTGTCCGTGTGGCGGGGTGTGAGCTGGTAGCTAGGTTGCTGCCTTCCTTTGAGCCTTGCCGCCATTCCTGACCTCCAGTCTCAATTCGCGTGCGCGCCGGGCGCGTTCGAGCGGGTTGTCGCGCTGCATGGCCTTGGCGTCGCGGCGGATGAGCGCGGCGTCGCCGCCGTCGGCGAACAGTTGTTTGTTGAGCGCCCGTATCTCGGCGCTGGCCTGTTTCATGGTGGCGATCTGGGGCATGGCTTTGACGTCGCCCTGATCGTTGACGTAGGCGACGTGGGTGCCGTCGTCGGCGCTGATGTCGCGCATGCATTGGTCGAGGATCGCGTACCAGTTGACGAGGAGGGTGAGCGTGGGCACCGCAGCGGGCTCGATGTCGGACCCGGCGGTCAGTTCGTCCCATTTGCGGCTTTTGTAGGGGTCGGCGGCGATGAATTCGGGCTTGAGGTCGTCCATTGTCGCCTCCCTTTCGGGCATAAGAAAAGCCACCCCGTGGGGTGGCTTTCGATGAGGTCTTGCGGTTGGCCGCGTCAGGCGAACAGGCAGGCGTCGATGACGTCCTTGCCGCGCAGCTTGGCGATCCATTCGGCGGGGATGGAGTCGATGCCGTAGACGATGCCGGCGAGGCCTCCGGCGACCGCTGCGGTGGTGTCGGTGTCGGCGCCGAGGTTGACGGCCTTGAGCGCGCAACCTGCGTAGTCGTCGGTGGTGACGAGGCACCAGACGGCCGCCTTGAGCGTGTCGAGCACGTACCCGCCGGAACGGATCATGCCCTCGGGCTCGTCGGCGAGCGCCGTCTCGTAGCCGGCCTCCCCGATCGCGTCGAGCGGCGTGCGCCCGGCGGCGAGTTGGCGGGCGTAGTTGACGAGACGCGCGCATGCGCGGGTGCTGGTGGGGTTGGCGTGGGTGATGGCGCTGACCTGTTCGACCTGCGCTTCGGTGGCGCGGGTGAATGCGAGGGGGATGGTTCGCATGAGCGAGCCGTTGCCGTTGTCGTATTCGCCGGTCATGCCGTGGCCGGCCCGCAGGGCCTTGATGGTGGTGTTGCCGATGTCGAATAGCCCGTCGATGGTGTATTCGCCGTACTGGTACCAGTCGTCGAAGCGTCGGCGGATGTCGTCGGTGTCGATGCGGCCGGGGTTGGCGCGGATGCTGTCGCAGACGGCGAGGGCCATGCTGGTGTCGTCGCTCCATGTGCCGGCGGGCTGGTCGTGGGTGCCGTGGCCGGTCATGGTCGTGGCGTGGAAGGTGCCTCGGCGGCGGAATTCGTAGGGTACGCCGAGCGCGTCGGCTACGGCCTGACCATAAAGGGCGTCTTTGAGCGTGTGGGTCATTTGCCGCCCTGTTTCTTGTCGAGGCCGAGGGCCTTGGCGTTGGCCTTGATGAAGTCGAGGCCGTCCTGACGGCCGCGCTCGGCCATCTCGCCGCGGCGGCGGGTGTACTGCTTGGGGTGCGACCGGTCTTCCGTTGCGGTCTTGGCGGTGGTCTTCTTGGTGGTCATGTCTAGTTCTCCTTTACGTAGACGTAGGTGTATGGGCTGCTGGATTTGGTGGAGATGTTGGTGATGGTGTATCTGGCGTTCTTGGATACCAGCACCTCGTTCTCCTTGGTGAAGTAACTGATGTGTTTGATCGAGGTGCCCTTGCTTTGGGTTTGGCTGACGAATACGACGGGACTGCCGCCGCTGCCCGACTTGGAGAAGCTGCGCGCGGTGCTTTCCTGCGTGCTCCATGAGGCGGTGCCGGCGTTGACGTCGAACGTTCCTCCGACCGTGAGCCCTTTGACGACGGACGATGGGAGGCTCATGCCTCGGTAGGTGACGCCGCCGCCCCATTTGGGTGCGCGTTCGATGTAGCCTTCGATCCGTTTGGCCTCGCTGTCGTACTTCTTTTGCAGCTCGGGGATGTCGGACGCCTTCTCTCCTCGTTGTGCGCGTCTGATGCCCGAGTATGAGCTTCCCGTGAAGTCCTGCACCGCGTCGAACATGTCCTTGGCTTCCTGAACGGTCGAACCGATGTATTTGGCGGTCTCTTCGGGCGTTTTGGGGATTTCGTCGGCGGTGAGGTGGCCTTTCTGCCGTGGTTTTGCCTTGGCTTTGGTTTTGCCGTGGCTGCTGGTTGCGCCTCGTCCGCCCATGTCGGGTACCTCTTTTCAGTTTTCAAGCAGGCTTGCGCCGGGGTTTACGGCGGTTTGTCGCCGGCCATGCGGCCGGTGACGGCGTTGGCGTATGCGATGGTTTCGATGCCGTGCATGTCGTGTCCGAGGGTGCCGCCGTAGAGCAGCACGCGCTTCGGCCTCACGCGGGCGATGGCCTCGTCCATGCCGGCGTGCCAGAGGCGTTCGCGCTCCGGGTCGCCCTTGACTCCGATGACGCTCACGGCGACGGTGGAGCCGGTGGGCAGGCCGTTGAAGCAGTATTCGTAGCTGTTCTCGTCGCTCCATGACAGGGTCGGCACGACGGCCAGGCCTTGGCGCTGCCACCAGTCGCCGATGGCGCGGGAGCGGTAGACGTTCCATTGCTGCATCGGCCGGGGCATGTCGAGGTAGAGGCTCCAGTCCGGCGCGCATGCCATGTCGAACGAGGCGAGCAGGCGCGTGTATTCCTCGGGCTTGTTCCAGATGCGTTCGAACTGGTAGTCGTCGAGGAAGAAGTGGATGCCGACGCCGGTTTTGGGTTCGTTCCAGCTTTTGGCGTAGTTGAAGCCGATGAGTCGGGCGGGCCGGATGTCGGTGGGTGCGAGCAGGGGCATGCCGTCGGGCCCGCAGTCGTCGATGTCGCACAGGCGCAGGTTGTAGTAGTCGTCGGTTCTGGCGCGTTCGGCCCCGTAGGGTTTGACCTTGCTTTTGAAGTCGAAGCCGTAGCGGGCGAAGTCGAGTTTGCCGTTGAGGCGTTTGGCTTCGCTTTTCAGCAGGGCGACGTTCCATGTGGCGATTTCGCCGGTCTTGTTGTCGATGAGGCGGAAGGCGTCGATCTCGTCTTGGGTCAGGCCGTCGCAGTATTCGATGTGGTCGTCTGGTATTTCCGTCCAGCCGAGGCTTTTCGCGGCGGCGACGCGCGTGTGTCCGCATACGATGACGGGGTTGTCGCGTGATTCGAGGACGATGCTGCCGCGCAGGCCGAACTTCCGGATGCTTTCGGCGACCTTGGGTATGGCCTTGTCGTTGTGGCGGGCGTTGCGCTCGTAGGGTTTGATGTCACTGATGAGCATTGCGCCTCCTTTTCGGGTTCCACTTGATGCCGGTCATGCGGATGAAGCGGCTGTGGCTGTAGAATTCCACGCCTTCGCGTTTCCAGCTCGGGGCGTCGGAATGGACGAACAGGTGGAGTCCTTCGCCGCTGCTGCTGATCTCGGCGAACAGGCAGCCTTCGCGTTCGAGCCGGTCGAGGATGAGTCGGCCGGGGTGGCGTTCCTTGACTCGGCCTTGCGGGTCGAGGATGTGGTCGAGGTCGTAGCAGGCGAGCCCGTCGCCGAGCATGATCCCCCAGCCGTCGCCCTCCCCCGTGTCCGCGACCTGTTCGAACGCCGACCATGTGGCCGGCTTGGTGCTGGACGCGGGTTTGCCGTCGGGCTGGATGGGCCGTTTGCCGTCGGCGCGCACCCACCTGCGCAGCGCCTTCATCCCGTCGGGGATGGCCTTGCGCCGCCGATACGCCTCGACGCGGCAGCGGCCGGAGCATACGCGCTGTTCGCTGCCGCCGTGGCCGTTGGCGTCGGGCATGTACGTGCCGTCTATCTCACAACGTCTTCCCATACCCAAGACTATACCATGTTTTGTAACGCTTGACAAGCGGCATTGCAACGTTTTTGAGTGCTTTCCGAGCGATTGGCGGCAAGGGCGGCCGACTGTTTGGGGACCGATGCCCGCAGAGCAGCGAACACGCCTTGCTGCGGCAACAAAGACTCAAAACCGCCGAAACGCGGCCGGAACGGCCGTATATGGCGTTTCCGTGCCACGGGGAGACGGGGCCGACGGGCGGGTTCCGTGGAAAAAACGGTGCCGGGGGTATCCGCAGCCCTATGACCGTGGAGGGGCTAGGCCGGTGGGGGAGGGTATACCGCCCCTACCATTGGCGCGACAGCGGGATCGGCTGCGGCGCTCGCCGCTGCGCGGCGGGCGCGGGCGGCGTGTCGAGTCTGGTGTATTGGTGATTGCCTTTGCGTTGGTTGCAGCGTCGGTGCGTGAGTTGGCAGTTGTCGAGGTCGAACGGGTCGCCGCCCTTGGAAACGGGCAGCTTCTCATCGATCTCCATGCTGCCGGGATGCGGTGTTCTGAGGCTGGTGTCTATGGGCTGGCCGCATAGCGCGCATATCGGCTTGCCGTTGCAGCGCGACAGCAGACGCTTGCGGATGCGGGCGCGTGCCGCTCCGTTGCTGCGTCGCACGTTCACAGCAGCCTTCGGAACACGAATGCGAGCCAAAAGTATAGCCTCCCTCTCCAAGCCAACGGCGAAGCGGCCGGCGGGAGAAAGGAGAGGAAAAGCCCGCCGGCGCTCGCCGCTTGTGGTGGTGTTCTCGGGTGCCGCATACGCCGGTCGTGCACGGTGCCGGCGGCGGCTGGCGGATGGTGCGGGATTCGAACCCGCGAAGCATGAGGCTATCATGCTTGCCCGCTTAGCAAGCGGGTGCCTTCGGCCGCTCGGCCAACCATCCAGCGGGAACAAAAAAGCCCCGCCGGCATGGGCAGGGCTTTCTCGATACTCCGATTACACGCGACAGCGTAACACGGAACCGGGTCAGGGGTCAAGCGTCGTCGTGGTCGCGTTCGTCCTTGGCCTGGGCGCACGCCAAGAGCTCCAGCACATTCCACGCCCAATAGGGGCCTTCGATGTGTCTCGTGCCGGGCATTTTGCCGCGTGCGCGCCAGTTCTTCAGGTCGTTGCCGCTCACGTTGACGCCGGTGTTGGCCCTGATCCAGCGGGCGGCGTCGGCCTGGGTGCGGGTGATGTGCATGAGGCCCGCGCTGCGCAGGTATTCGAGCCTGATGCGCCGCAAGTCGAGCCATGCGCCGCATGCGGGGCATATCGCATACCGTGCGTCTCGGGCGGCGTAGATGGGCGTGCGCACCGGCTCCCCCTGCTCGTCGCGACCGTTGAGACAGTCGAGGCATACGCCGACGAGCCGTTTCTCCGCACTGTGCGACGTGGCCGCGTCCACCCGTTCCGCAAGACGCAGGGTGTCCGCGTACAGGCCGGAGGCGTCTTCGAGCCGGGCGAGGTCGCGCATGCGGCGCAGCAGCAGGCGGATGAGGTCGGCCCATTGCATGAGGGTGCGCGCCCGCTCGTATCGGTCATATCCGAGCGGCTTGATGCCGAGCCGGCCGCCCATGAGCTGCAAGTGCACCTCCACCGCGTTGAACAGGGCTTGGGCGGTCTCGTTGACCGGCGGGGCCGCATACGCCGTGTTGCCGTGACGAGGAGAGCGCTCGCGGGTGGTGGCTTGTTTGTAGGCGATCTGCTGGAGGGCTGGCATGCCGGCCTTCAGGAGCCATGCGAGGCGTCGCGCCCAGTCTCGGGCGCATGCCTCGCAGATGGTAGTCTCGGCCGGTTTGCCGCAGATGACGCAGTTGTGTTCCATATCCCCCGCCCTTGTCGGTGCTAGACTTGCCTTTTGGACAATGCAATGCCTCTGCCGCAAGGTGGGGGCTTTTTATTTGCCTCGCCGCCGTTCCCGGCATGGCGGATTGGCCGGGGGCGGCTTGATTTCAACGATTTTTTAACTTTCCCGTCTATTGTCGCTGATGCCGGCGGGTTTCGGCGGCGCGTACCGTGGTTCGAGGAATTCGGGGCGTTTTGGTGGCGCGGGTGCCGGGTGGGCTTGCAGGATGATGGCCTTCACCTCATCGATGGGGATGCGCAGGGATCGCGCGGTCTCTTCCGGCGGCACGCCCTTGCCGTGCCATTCCACGATGATCTTCCTGACGCCTTCGGTGACTCTCACGCCCGTGCCTCCTGCCGGTCGAGCTGTTCGCATGCGGAGTGCTTGGCGCACATTTGGGCGACGCGGCGCATGCACTTGCGGATCGCGCCGCCGTAGGAGAGGGCGACGACGGTGAACCGGCCGAAGCATTCCGGGTGCGTCACGTCACGGCCGGGCGTGGCGGTGCCTCGCATGATGGTGACGGGGCCTAGCTGCCAGGCGGTGATTTTGGCGTCGATGTTGTTCATAAGATTTCCTTTCTTGGGTCGTCATTTGACCCCGTATCGGCGGCCGCCCCAGATGCCCTGCAACTGGTAGCCGTTGATCCGGTTGTGCTCGTCGGCGAACCGGCGGCACTCGCCGATGACCGGGCATGACCGGCATATGGCGAGCGCGGCCGCCTGTTCGTATGGTTTGCCGCTGAACCAGAGTTCGGGGTCGTGGTCGCGGCATGCGGCCTGATGTCGCCAGTCCATGGGTTATCGGCCGTCCTTTCGGTAGGGGTTGGCGCGTTCCACGATGGCGAGTTCGTCGAAGTGGTTCATGGCGTCGAACACGGCCTGTTTGCCTTGTTCGTAGGCTTCGGCGAGTTCGTCGGACTGTTCGGCGTCCATGATCGAACCGGCCTGCGGCCTTGTGAAGCCCGCCGTCCTGAGCCTGCGTTCGATCTCGTAGAGGCCGATTGGTTCGCTGTCGCAGGTGAAGACGATGCTCAGGCGTTTCATGACAAGTCCTTTTGCAGCGCGCGACGGCCGGCCTCGGTGATGGCATAGCGTCCGTATCCGACGTCTTGCGTGTATCCGCGTTCCTCCAGGGATTGGAAGGTGCGTTTGTGGTTGCCGTCGGCGGGCTGCATGTCGCCGTGGTTGACGAGCTGGAGCAGCACACTCTTCTGCGCGTAAGTGAGTCGTGGTCTCATTTGACGCCTCCGCTCAGCGGGTCGATGAGCTCGCAGCTCATGGCGTCGATGCGCTCGCCGGTCTTGACGGTCATGCACAGGCGTTTGACGTCGCCGGTCTGCCGCACCTCCTGCGTGACGGTCTGCACATCCTGTTCGCCGAGCTGCGCCTGTTCGCCAAGCCCGTAACCGACCACGAACGCTGCAAACACACACACGAAGGCCGGCATGATCCTCACAGCCCATGGTCTACCGTTCCTCATTCCGTTTCCTCCGTCCCGTCAATGAGCGTCCATGCGCTCGCTGCCAGATTGACCCACCATTCGCGCTCGCTGTCGTCCATGGCCTTGCCGCTCTCGTGGGCAATCGGGCAGTCGCCGACCTGCTCGTGCAGGCGCATGGCGAGCCGTTCCGCCTCGTCCGGCATGAACGGCCTACGGTTTATGGACCGCTCGAGCTGGATGGCGAGCGCGAGCGCATCGTCATGGCCTTGGGTATATCCGATCACGTAGGCCTCGGCCGGGCTGTCGTTGCCGAGGCCGGCGTCGGCGAGCGCGTTCAATGCCTGTTGGGTGATGTCGATGCTCATATGCGGGCCTTTCGGTGTTTGCGTTCGGCTTTCCATTTCGGGTGGAACTGCAGGAACGCTTTGAGCGTGCTCATAGGCTCCCAGAAGTCGCCGTCCGGTAGGTCGAGTTGCCACCATTGACCGCAGACCGGGCAACGCCATACCGGATCACTGCCAGAGGGCTTGCAATACTGACTACTCACTCCACGCCTCCAGTTCGCTGATGTCGGTCGGAATGCCGTATTGGTCGTAGTAGAGGCGTGTGCTCATTGCTTGTCTCTTTCCCGTTTGATGAGTTCGTCGATGAGGACGAGGGCGAGGTCGGGGTAGCCTTGCTTGAGTTTTGCCCATGTTCTGGCTTCGACGCCGACGGTGTGGGCGACGAGTGCCGTGAGTATGTCGTACTGTTGGCGCGTCCACGCGATCTTTTCGCCGTAGTCGATGACTCGGCATAGGTACCATCGGGCTTTTTCGAGGTCTTCCAAGGGCCGGCCCTTGCTGTGGTAGCGCCACAGGTACTTGCAGCAGTTCCCAAGGCAGAAGGTGGTGTCGGCGGTCAGGTCGATGCATTCCATGCCGGGGTGTGAGTCGGTGTAATGCTTCGGGCTGTTGACGGGGTCGTTGATCCAGCTCATTGCCTGTCTCCTTGGGTGCCGGTTCGGATGATGTCGAGGTAGGCGGTGTAGTCGTTGATGTCCCGACGGATGCAGTCCTGGACTCGGTGGGTGCCTGCGTGGTTTTGGTAGGGGTTGCCGCCGATGGCTTGGTCGGCGAGGCGCAGGGTGGTGAGGTCGAGTTTTCGGTGGTGGAGTCCTTGGGTGATGGGGTGTTCGAGGTGGCGGCTGAGGTGCACGTCGAGCTGGCGCAGGTCGAAGTCCACGTTGGTTCCTGCGGGGTGGAGTGTGTATTGGCTGAGTTGGTCGTTGAGGAATTCGTGGATGTTGAGCGCGGTGTGCTTGTAGTCGTAGCCGGTCTTGGGTGCTTCGGCGCAGGCGAGCATGAGCCCGTTGGCGAGGTGCATTTCGTAGGCTTTGAGCATTTCGGGGTGGTTGGCCCAGTTGCGCACGTTGTCGGGGTGGACGATCAAGTGCAGGCTGTCGCCTCGGGTTTCGGCTTTCAGGTCGGTGACCTGCATGCCGACTTCCAGGAGTTCGCACTGATTGGGGTCGAGGCCGGTGGTTTCGGTGTCGATCCATAGGAGCATGTGGGGTTTGGCTGGCGGTTTTGGCGGGTTGAGGGGTTTGCCGCTGACGGTGATGTCGTGTTGGGTGTTCATTGGTCGCCTTTCTTGATGTCGATGTGGGTGGGGAGGTTTTCGGGTGGCGGGCAGGGATGGCGGGTGCCGTCCTTGTTGAGCTGCTGCCAGCCGCCTGTGCGGTAGTAGACGGGGATGGTGGCGGGGTCTTTGCCCGTGTGGACGAGGTAGCCGAGCCGGTAGGCGCGTGCGGGGTGGGCGTGTACCCATCCGTGGCATCCTGTGGTGCCGCTGCCGCAGAGTTGGAGCAGGTTTTCGGGTTGGTGGAGCCGGTCGAAGGGGTGGCTTCGCGGTTCCCTGTGGTGGATGCTGTCGCCGCTCCAGTGGCTGCCGGTTTCCCGGTCGCACATGGCGCATCGGTATCGGTCTCGCCTCTGTACGGTTCTGCGGGTCTCGGCTGTTGGCTTGCTGCTCATCGGCTGGCCTTTCGTTGGCATTCGTTGATGATTTCCTTGGCTTTTTGTTCCGGGTCGATGCCGGTTTTGACGCTGGCCCAGAAGTCGGCTCTCATCGCGTCGGTGAAGGTGCCTACGGGCACGTGGTCCCGGATGTGGCCGGTGATCCACCGGTCGTCGATGACGGTGCCGTCGGGCAGTGCGTGCCGGTATGGTTTCGGCTGGCTGGGCATGGTGTCCATGTATGCGCCTTGGCGCAGCCATCGGCTCATGTTGGGCGCGTATCTGGGGTCGTCCACGGTTTTGGCGTAGGCGATGACGGCTCCGATGAGCTGCGCTTCCGTCACGGCGGACGTGCCGTCGTGCCCGGCCACGGCTGCGGCCCACGCTTTCTCGGCTTCCCGTCGCGATCCGGTGTGGCGTGGGTAGGCGTTCCACGCCGTGGCGAACGGGTCGGCCAACGCCCTGGCCTCGGCCTCGGCGACCGACGCGGTTTGCTTCGATCCCGGCCCGGAGGGGTCAGGGGAGGAAGAAGGCATGGTTTTGGTTTGGTTAGGTACGGTAGTGCTTCCTGTTTGCTTTGTTGAAGTTGAAGCAGTCTGCTTCGCGTCTGCTTCGTTTTGCTTCCTGTTTGCTTCGGCTTTCGCCCTGCGGGACTCGCCCGACGCCTTGCCTCCGGCGTGGCCGGCGACGACCTTCTTCTCGTGCAGTTCGGCGGCTTCTTCGGGCGTAAGCGGTTTCTTCTGGTTCTTGAAGCTGCCGAACACGGCGAGGCCGCGACGGGTCACGACCCTGTACACGCCTTCGCCGGCCTCCTCGAAGAGCCCGTTTTCAACGAGTTCGCGCACGAGTCTGACGGTGCCGCCCACGCTTCTGACGCGCTTGAGGTCGAAGGTGCCGTCGAACGAGTCCGGCCGCGTGTATATCTGGTGGTCGCACCACGTCACCATCGTCGCGTACAGTCCGCGCGCGGCCATGCTGCTGTCCTGCACCGCAGGATCGAAACCGAAGGTGCTGTCGAAGTTCACAGACATGGCGCGCCGCCTTCACGACATGCGATAATCGACTTATGAGCAACGACAAGAAGACCCAGCGCTGCATGTGTGTGACGATTGATTTCGAGCAGCTTACGTTCGGTGAGCTGCGCAAGTTCGTCGAACTGACGGCAGATCGTGAGGACGATGAATTTGTGTGCGTCAACGACAATGACGGAGTGCCGGACGGCTTTATGGCGTATGTGGACGCAGAAACCATAGACGTCGTGCCAACCGATGAGACGTCGGAGCGCTGATATCGACCACATCTTTTCCTGAGCCACCCCGTTGCGGGTGGCTTTTTTGTTTGCCTGCTGCATATAAGCCTCTCTCAATGTGTGGTTACTTGATCTCGCCGGTGGTCGGATCGACGGCCTCTCCTCTGTCGGTCTCGTCAGCATCGTCGTCGGGATCGGGATAGTCGGGCGCGCTTTCCTCGAACGTGGCGAGGCTGTCGTGGAGGTTGTCGTACAGGACCGCGCGGCGTGCGCCCTTCGGATAGGTGAGCAGCCGGTTGATGACCTCGGCGCAGTCGATGATGTGCTGCGCGAGCGCGTCCGTGTCGTACACGGCCTCGGTGTACGGGTCGATCTGGTGGAACTTGTCGAGGTAGGCGTCTTTGGTTTCGAGCTGCATCTTGTGGTTGACCGCGCGGCGGAAGTCCACGGCCGCCTGCTTGATCTTCGCGCACGAGCTGTTGAAGTCCAGCAGGCTCAGCGGGCTCATTTCGTCGGGTATGAGCGCGTCCTGGACAAGTCCAGAGTCATTTTTCTTTGCCATGAGGGTGTCCTTTCTAGAATTCCGGGTCGCCGGTGTCGGCGGCGAACATGTCCGGCGTGTGGCCGCTGCCGCCGTTGGCCCACGGGTCGGACGCCGGCGGCGGTGTCGTCTGCTGCGGGGGCTGCGGGGGCTGGCCGTTCGGGTTGCCGTAGGTGCCGCCGCCCTGACAGCCGTTGCGGCCGCCCTGTTTCGTGACCTGCGCGGTCGCGTACCGCAGGCTGGGGCCGATCTCGTCCACGGTCATTTCGACCACGGTGCGGTTGGTGCCGTCCTGCGCCTGATACGAGCGTTGCGAGAGGCGGCCCTGGGCGATCACGCGCATGCCCTTCGAGCATGATTGGCTGATGTGCCGGGCGAGGTCGTTCCACGCCGAGCAGCGCAGGAACAACGCCGCGCCGTCCTCGTACTGCTGCGTCTGCCGGTTGTAGGTGCGGGGCGTGCTGGCGATCGTGAACGACGCGACCGGATTGCCGTTGGACAGGGTGCGCAGCTCGGGGTCGGCGGTGAGGTTGCCGACGATCGTGAGAATGGTTTCGCCGGCCACTAGTCCTCGTCCTCCATGTCCTCGATCCAGTCGCCGACGAACGTGGCGAGGACGTGCGCGTCCTCGGCCGCGCCGCTCGCGATGCCCCATGCCACGTCTTCGCGGCGGTCGTGGCAGTGCAGGGCGAGGTCGGAGAGCGCCATATAGGCCATGTCGGCCACGTCGCGCATGTGCTCCAGCTCGTCAAGCTCGCCGGCGTCATCCGGGCCGTCGTCCTCTTCCTCGTCGTCTTCGTCGTCGATGACGGTGCCGAGCGGCTTCCGGTCGCTGGAGGCGAACATGTCGGCGAGCGTCTTGCCATTGGGCAGCACAGGTTCGAAGGATATGTAGGCCTTGGCTTTCTCGCTCAATGCGAGGCCGGCTTGGTCGAGCGCCGTGACGAACAGTTTTGCCAGCTCACCGCCGGAGACGGACACGTCGCCCTCGATGAGGCCGTAGAACTTCTCGGCGAGTTTTTCGGCCATTTCCTCGTTGGATGTCATGATGTTCCTTTCCTGATGTCCCGTTTCCATGCCCATTCGCATTCCGCGCCGATGGTCGCCGCGCCTCGGTCGATGACGAACGCGGCGGGCGACGGCATGAGGATGAGGCGCGGGTAGTCGAGCCGTGAATTGCATTCGCAGATCGCGTCCAGCGCCTCGGCGATCAGTTCGCCGGGCGTCATGGTCAGGCCCCGTTCGGTGATGGGCCAGACCATGAGACTGCGGTGGGTGTTCATGGGACTCCTTCGTTTGGTGCGGGGCCGCGCTGGCGTGGTCGACGCCGGCAATGGAGACCACCGGCTCGCACGCCATCGCTTCCGCAATCCACTGACTTCCTGTCGTATGGGGATGGATCGCGGCCGACGTTGACGCGGCCCCAGTGGACGGCGGCCGAATCGAACGGCTTCCCGGTCTTTGCCCGCGCCCACCTGACGCGAATCTCGACCGGGGGCGAACCTGCCCGCCCTTGGCGCGCCGCCGGTGGAGAGAACCGGCGGCGCGATCATTGAGAGAGGTGGTGTTAACGACTTGTTCCTTGTCGCCGCCCGCCGCATCGGAAGGAAGGTCGCAATGGCGGCGGGCAAGCCTTAAATGGTCAGCACGAGCGCGCAGAGAATGACGAGCCTGAGCAACTGGTACACAAGCGCTCCCGGCTTGGCCTTCGTTTCGCGCAGCGTGCCGATGAGTATGAAGTGTTCGAGCAGCGCGTATCCGAGGATCACCCACTGCTGCCAGACGAGTGCATCGAAGTTCATTCGCCGGCCTCCTCGAACAGTGCGACGAACACCACGGGGCATTCCACGAACGCCCAGAACGCGGCGAGGCCATTGCCGATCGGATGCATGCAGGCATCGTGAGTGAACAGCCATCCCACGCAGACGACGAACGATATGACGGTCAACAGGCCGATGGTGTACGGATAACGCTTGAACATGACCGCCACCCCTACTTGGTCTGGACGAGCGTGTCCGCGCCGTCGGGGACGACGACGAGCTGGTCCGCGTTGGACAATGCGTCGATGTAATGCTGCTTGAGCACGTTGTCGGTCAGGCTCTCGTTGAGCACGGCGTTGGCGTCGGCCTCGCCCTGCGCCTTGATCTTCTTGGTCTCGGCCTCGGTCTTGGCGACCTGCTGCTCGTTCAACGCCTTCTGCTTGTCGATCTCGGCGGCCTGCGCCTCCGTGTACTTCTTGGTGATGGCCTCGCCGTAGCGCACGTCCTGCACGCTGACCTGCTCGACGGTCAGGCCGATCTTCCTCCACTTCGCCGCCAGCACATCCTGCACCGCCTTCGTGTACTCGCCGCGATTGGTGAGCATCGTCAGGGTGTCGAACCTCCCTGACTGTTCGCGCGCCACGGAACGCAGATCGTTGCTGATGTAGTTCTGCGTGAACGTCTGCTGCTTGCCATACTCCGAGTACAGGTATTCGGCCGCGCTCGGATCAAGGCTGTAGTTGACTTGGACGTCGATGTCTGCAGAAGCGCCGCTCCTGTCGTTGACGGTGACCTGCTTGCCGACCGCGCTGCCGCCGTCGTACTTGTAATCGGTGTCCTTGTAGAAGTTGATGAGGTTGTTACGGGTGTCGTATTTGATGACGCTCTGCCACGGCGTCTTCCAATGGAAGCCCGCGTCTTCGGAATGACCGGCCAGACTGCCGCCCATGTTGCGGATGACCGCGACCTCGCCCACGTCCACGGAGTACAGACATGCGGGAATGAGCAGCAGCAATCCGACGAGGCCCGGAATGAGGCCGATGCCGGCCCCCTTGACGTTGTTGGACAGCGCGACGCCGGTGACGGCGGCGCTGAAGAGCAGCAGGATGATGGAGATGACGAACCAGATCATGAGGGTTCCTTTCGGAAGATAAGGCCCTTTCCCCGTGCCGCGTAGGCTTGAAGCTGCAACACAAACAATCCGCTGCATGCGGGGAAAGGAAGTATTCAAATGGGTGGAGCTGCAAGCTGGGCGAGCTCAGCGGAAACGAAGTTCAAGCAGGCTCAGGCAAGCACTAGAAATGCCTATGAGTCACGGATGACCGAAGGCCTAGCGGACATCGCCCAAGCGTTGTTCCAAATCGACTTACGGCTTGATCGGCTCGAAAAGAAACTGGACGGTCGGGGTTAAGCCTTGCCAGTTTGCGCTCGCTGATGACGTCGTGGCGTATGTAAAGGCTTTCCATGTTGAGCTGTGCGCCACGACGCTCATAGGCGTTACTCATTTCGCCTCCAGCAGTCGGAGAACGTCGCGCAGCTCGCATTGGACGATCTTGGTGACGTAGACGCATGCCTTGTTGCCCAATGCCTCAACGATGATGGGCTGCTCAGGAGTGACCTCGGCGATATAGCCGGCGTCATGCTCGTTCAGGAACGATTGAACGGCTTTGACGTCGCCATCGAAGCTCTCGACTCGCAGAATCTCATGCCGCTCCTGATGATTCGAGCGGTCTGGAATGACGCCGTGTCGGACGGTGTCGGCCCTGAGCTGCCCTTCATATACCCAACGGCCGGCGGCGTCCTCGAAGCGAACGTCATGGCCCGACGGCGCTGCCCAGCAGCCGCCGACGAGGAACAGTTGCAGCACGTCACTCAACGCGAACAACAGGGACATCACGCCGTACAGGCCCATGCGGACGTCCCTTTGCACGACGGCCATCACAACCATCGGCAAGCCACAGAGAACCAGCACGCCGGCGCAGACAATGAGGGTACGGCGCATCATTTTGTCGCTCATTTCGCCGCCTCCGGCACGTATCCGCAGTGGGCACGCCAGCAGCCGTCGGCCATGTCGTGCAGACACGACGCCAAACGCTCGCCATCCGCCAGAGGGAGTGCGATGTGTCCCGCTCCCCCGCATTCCATGAACCGGATTATCGTGGAGGTCTCGGTGACGCTCACGCCGATGCGCGGCATGTCGCTGGTTTTCTCGCCGATCCAGTTGCTCCGGGTGTTGATCGCGTTCGCCAAGACCGCCGCCTCATGACGAGACAGTAGGACGATCGCGCCGCCGGCCCCCGTTCCCTCGGCAAGGTTGCGCAGCCACAGGCGGATACGCACGCCGTCCTCGGACACTTTCGGCCCGCACAGCAGCGGCCGGGTCGCTTTCTCCGGGTTCGCGAAGCGGATCGAGTTCTCGACCTCCCAGTACCTGTCCTTCACCTTCATGCCGCCACCTCTTCCGGTTGGGGGGGGGGTGGGGTTGTCCACGGGCCACGGGTCAAGGGTGCGACCCATGAGGTAGTCAACACTGGTGTTGAAGAAGTCGGCGAGCGCCTTGTAATCCTTTGCAGAGAAGGATCGGAGGCCGTTCATTTTGTTGGAGAAAACTTGTTCGCTCATACCGATGGCGAGCGCCACGTCTTTCTGAAGGCAATGACGCATCTCGATCAGTCCTGAGATGCGGGACGCTGGGTTATCACCTTCAAGCGTCACTAATCGTTTTTGATTGGCGTTCATGGTTGCTAACCATATCACGCACTAATCGATTTCGAGCACTCTCGGCGTGTCTTGATTTTGATTCGACATGCTGAGATTCTTGCGCTACTAATCACTTTTGCGTATCATTAAGGGCATGACGGTAACTATGACAGCCCCAAAGGTTGCAGCTAGCCCGCAGGACATAGCGATTTTGAACCTGAATATGCTGATGCAGCTTGAAGGGCGCTACAGAAAAGACCTCGCCGAATACATCGGCAGACGCCCACAGAATCTCTCCCGCATGATGTCAGGAGAGAGCAACTGGGCACTGAATGACATGTGGAAGGCGGCTGAGTTCGTGGGCGTCTCCCTTGACGTCCTGACTGATCCGACTCTCACGCCGGCCAAGGCGCTCAGCATCATCGGCGAGCGCCGTAACGATAACGATGGGAATGGAGGTTTGCCTGTCGTCAACGTTGACGACTTCCGCCTACGTGGCGGGGCATGGAAGACCTCGGCTATGGTTCTGGTCGCCTGACCGGCCAACTCGGGATCATAACCCAGAGGTCCATGGTTCAAATCCATGCCCCGCTACCAACGTGGTTATATGGCCGCTGATTTCGGTACCGAAATCAGCGGCCTTTCCGTTTACCGTGGCGATATGGATGAAAGGCGATCAGGCAGCTACGGTGCCCAGGGAAGTCGGCGATCATAAACGTCTCGTCATTTTCATCGCGGATCTTCAGTTGTCTAATCCACGGGAGGCGACAGGCGTGAAGTTTCTCAACGAAGCGGAAGCCGGGCACAAGTCGTATGTTACGATCGACTTCGTGCCCAGCTCCCGTTCTTCTGCTCAGAAGCGGAGTGTGGTTCACCATCCAGCCGACATCATCGGCATCATGCCGCAGCGGGTCAACGTATCGGCCAGCGCATCGTCCAGTGCTTGA